ATACATAACATTGCCTACAAGCCATCACAAGGCATTATAATTCTAGACGTTAAACCTAACTACAATATCATGAAACACGCTCTAACAAGCCACAGACAATTATGCCTTATTCTTATCACCCTGATTTAAGGTAATGGTTTTATCCTCGTTGTTGTCCTGAATTGGGACTTCATCTTTATCCTGTAGTCGTTGCATCTCCAATGCTGTATTGGTAGTATAAGGACTAAGGTCAATAATTGTTTGCTTACTGATAGCACCCATGTCATACTGTGTTTTCAATTCATTCATCATGGACTGTGTATCAACTGGACGATTGTAATTAAATGTGACATCGACTTCATCAAAATCATTATCTGTAAATGTCTTGCCTTGTAATGCCAGTAATTTTCTAAAGTATTCAAAGCGCAAGAAGAATCCATCCTTCAACACCTTAGTCATTTGCTTTGCTCTATTGTCACTTTGACTAAATAACAATTTCAAACTGATTTCAGATACATTTGCAATATTGCTCTGTCCTACTACTGCACTCGGCACACAAGCGATTGTATAAAGTTGTTGGATAAGATTGTCCAGTTCCAATTTGATACTGTTATAGTCCAGTGTAGCACTAGCATATTTAAAGCCGCCTCCTGCTTCAAAGACGAGCATTTCGCCACACATATCCTTACTTACACTTGCATCTGTAGCACGTCCAGCACAAACACCAAGAGGATTCATTGATAATGTAGTAATAGCATCATCCAATTTTGATAGCAGATTTTCAATTTTATCCATAATAGGAATTAAGTCATTCATCGGACTATCACCAAAGAAATTATATGCTGTCTTATCCAATGACGCATAATGGATTGGCAATCCTGTAAGGTTTGGTTTTTCAGAAACCATTACATTATCTTTCCAAATTTGCACTTTATCAGGATAATATACATAATAATGTGCTGTACCTGTATCGGCATCTTTCCAATATTCTACAAATGAAATATAATTCTCTGCATCATCATAAACTGGATAAGCACTTTCATTAGGAATAATATGACATTTCACTACATTATTATCCATATAATCATACTCAAATGCATTGCCATACTTCGCCAAATCCTGTGCAATCTGATAATCGACTGTGTTATAACGCCCTTTTTTATAAATCCTATTGAATTCCTTGACAATATTCTGTTCGCCTGTAATACTTATTGGATTACCCAACACGTATGAAGCATGGAAATTCTCGATAATCTTTAGTGTTTGCAATACAATCTTAGCAGTAGTGTATGTTTCACCCTTGAATTTAAAATCAGGACGTTTCAGCACCTTATGCATCCGCAAGAAATATTCTTTAATGTTTAATACGTTACCAATTCGCTGTTGGTGTTCTCTCTCAAAAGGAACATCTTCAAACCAATATGGCTTAGTCATGTCTACCATTCTATCACACTCCTTAGTTAGTGGTAATTTACGCCGCACTTGATTCCTTGTAAGCCCATCCCAGCACTCATACATAAATCATCATGCGAACCTATAATTGCACCCATTTTCCCATCGTTACTAAATTCAAATACTTGCATCTCCTGCAATAAATCTTTGCTCTTAATAATCATCTGTTTTGTTTCAAACATTTCCACAAAGTCATTCACAAGCATAGGTTTTGTTTTTGTATTTGTCTGCCAACCAACTTTAGGCAGCATACATTGACTTCTTGCATCGTATTCCATGTAGGAGTACATATTTCTGTAGTGATATTCGTTGTAAAGCTTGTCTACCACTGTATGTCCTGCTGACATCTTCTCTACAACTAAGTTTGCATTACCATAGAAAATACCAGTATCATTGATTAATTCTGCATAAGCATATGGTTTTATTGTATTACTCTTAAATTCTGCACATTGTTCTGCATTCTCATTAAACACCTCAAATGCACTGTAATCCTTTCCCACACCCTCAGAAGTATCACAGCCAATATAAAACTTAACTCCCCTTTGTGGCAGATTCCAAATAGTCAGTCCATTGTTTAACCACCTTTTCAAACTTACAGGAAAGTTTTTAGGCAACATATCTTTTGTAATAGGTTTGAATTTTTCAATGCCGACTAAATTTTCATGAATTAATTGAGGGTCAAATATATTATTGCCTGTACTGATAAACGCCTCCAGAGGTTCAGACGGAAACTCCTGTTTAAACGCTTTTTCAGATGTATTGGCAATTTTCATACGTCGCCAAACAATTTGTTGAAGTGAAGCACCCTTAGTCATAAGTAATTTTTCTTCACTAGTTAATTGTTTATCAGTCGGTAAAGAACCATGCAACTGAATATATCTGTCACAAAATTCCTTGTATTCTTCTGCAAACATTAACTTATCATCAATCCATGAGAAGAAAAATGGCTTATACATAGATTCTCCACGCTCTGCTTTACCCCAAATCTCCTGAAAGTAATTAATACCGTTAGCTGTAGATTCCAGCAGAATAACGCCATGTGGAGTTAATGCCTGTTCAATAGCGATTAGTTGTTGCTGAATTGTATTCTTACAAAACGCCACTTCTGATATATGTGCAAAATTAATTGTTGCACCACGGCATACATCTTTATTGCCACAAGTCGTGCAGATAATATGACTTCCATTTGTGAAACTCAATTCTTTTTTATTATTATTAAAAATTGGGATTTTAAATGGCTCTGCCATATTGTTGTATAATTGCTTCAATTTGTTAAAGATTTCAGTAGCAGATTGTATACTATAACTCATCAATAGACAGGTACTATTTGCCTGTGTAGTTGCGATATAGATACTCTGTGCCACGGCAAGAGTTGAAATACCTAACTGTCTACTTTTTAGCACAACATTATATTTAGTTTCATGTTGTAGTAGATATTTCTGCTCAGGGTTTAGTTTGAATTTCTGTAATTTGCCATCTTTATTTACCACTTTCATTAAATTTTGAATAAATAAAAGTGGACTATTCCATAACTTTTTTAATTTATCTTGTGTTGTCATAATTCACCTCCATTTTATTTATTTCCCATATCCGCAGATTTCTGCGGAAGTCCAAAAAGGGGTAGGTCGCGCACCGACTCCCAGTCAAAGTCCAAAGTTGGACTCTCCAAATTTTAACGCGCTCAAAATTGAGGGATTCAACCTTATCAGCTTATCCGATTTCGGCAACTCCGATTCTATTTAATATTAGCAATAAATAAGGCGGTATTATTTAAGGGTAGTAATTATACTTACCCCCTCTAATACCGTCTAATTTACTTCTAAAACAAAGTAATTAATCCTCTATATCATCCTCTAAATCTTTATCACTTAACCCCTGTGCAATTTCCAAAATACCATTCTTTTTATCATCTTCAAAGAATTGGTTTGAGAAGTCGACAAATGCCTTAAATGCGTTTGTGTCGCTCTTTGCTTTGTCAAAATAAATATTATAGAGTTCAATCATTTTTTTTTGGTGTTCACGCTTCAACAACCACTTCACAGCTGTTTGAACATTATCTTCCATCAACCAATTCTCTGCTGTCTTTTCCACAACACCTTTTGTATAACACTTATAATTCATCTTTAAATCATCAAATGTTTTAAACTGTTGCGGTAATAGTTCAGGAGCATATTTCCAAAGTATGTAATATACTTTGGTATCTGTCTTTACCATATTTTTTAAGTGCATTAAAATGCTTTCTTCCTGTGAAGTCGATTTACCCGCAGCAAATCCATCCTTACCAGTAATAGTTTTTTTACTTCTTGCCATTATCACACCTCGCTTTGAATTTGATCCATGACAGGTATAATATCATCTACTGTCTTAATTCTCGCCGGTTTATCATACTTCGCATTTATCCTATCCATAGCGGCAATTACATCATCCAACGTTTTAATATTTGTATGAGTTGCTTTCTGATTCTCTGCATAAACCTTCTGATTCTCTACAATAACATTATTTAATTCTTTATTCATAATAAATACTTCCTTTCATAATTTGAATTTCAATTTTACTGGACTATATAATATTGATTATTATTTGTCAGAGTGCCCTTGACCTTGACCTTATGTTCTTGACCTTTACAACACATTATCCAAATAATCATACTCTGGTTTAAAATCATCAACTGTTTTAATTCCAAGAGTGACCTGCTCCATCTGGGCTTTAGTCAATTTAGATTCATCCCAATCTTCAATTTGCTTCTTAATCTGCAATGGCTCATAATCATGTTCACCGCTGATAAGCATATCACGACACAATCTAATACAATCATTACTGATATGCTCAGGATTATATTTGTATACATTTGTATAGTTGCCATCCTGCTTAAAATATTTAACCTTTTGATTGAACAAAGTTTGGATTGTGCGTGTGGCAAATCTATCCTGCGCCTTACAAAATTGTGTTTCGCTAAAATGCTTCTGCGGCTTATCCACTGTCTTAACAGATAGATATATAACCTGATATACATTTACAATATCAGTGCAGTGCAGAAGATTATTTACACCCTCAACGAATTGTTCATTGAATTTCTGTGTTTTGCTATGATTATTATATATCTTCCACTTATCCTTGGGTTCTTCAACACCAAATGTAAATTCCACATCTGCTTTAATTTTGTCAATCTTTGCTTTTGGTTTATCAGCTTTGATATCTTCAAAGGTATAATGATTATCAGTATCATGTAAGAGTCGATAATTAGTATAATATTTTACTCCATCTCTGGCAGTGATTTTATTAATAATTCGATTTAATCTTTGTTTGTATGACTTCATAATTTTGTTGTAGAAATCAGTGATAAAATCCTTTTCTTCTTTGCCAAGATTATCTATATCAGGATTTTTAACACGTCCATAGATAACATCTGCAATACGATTATCAATTAATTCCATCTGTTTAATTAGATTATTCTTTGAGTCATATATTACGCCATGTTTATATAGTTCTGATTCAATGCAATATTCGATATAGTCGCTAATCGCATTAGTATTATTACCACCGTTATTACTGCGATTATCTATTTTAGGTTTAGGAGTATCAAATATTTCAGTAATGACAATTTCATTTGTCAATTTGCCACGACTCATCTTACCAGTTTTATCATATGTAAGATAACGCTTTAATTCTCTTAATTGTAATTGTTTTTGTTTATTACCATCATATTTTTCAAAGCCAACTTTAATAAGTAGTTTCTTTTCAGTTGTAAATTTATCTCCTACTTTAATTCTATCAAGATTCATTTTATTTTTCCTTTCATTTTATATTCGCATTTTGATTCTTTTGGGCGAAAATGCAATCTTCTTTTGATTAGTTGAACTTAGTCCTGTCAAGGACTTAGTGAAACTTATTAAAAAAGTTGCATAGCAAAAGAATACTATCAATATCCACTTGTTATAAACAATGGGAGTAATCAGTTTCGGAAACAATCACATGAACTTTCTTTTCCTACGTCAAAGAGAGTCCATGTGTGTTTCCTTTTTGCAAAAGTAAACAACTTAAATAATTTTTAATTTGCAATGAAGATGTAAAAAGTGGAACTAATCAATTTCATAAATAGTAGTTATATACTCTCTAACTTGAATGGTTCCACTTTTTACACATCTCATTATATCATATCAATGCTTCATTTGCAAGCACCATTTGTGGAATATTGGTGTTGTAGCATTAAATCCAAACGCCCAAAACGTCTTGTGCGTACGATAATGTATACCTGTGCTTACTACTTTTGCACCATTATCAATATAAAACTGTGCCTGTGCTGGATTGTATACATATGTTAAACCTGATTTTTTCAATCTAATTTCCCCTTTTATATTTATATTTTATTTGACTAAACGCAATTTATCGCTCAGTTATATCTGGTCGGGTCTTTTATACTGATTCAACACTTTACGGATTTCCGGTGTGGAATCAAATACCCAAAAGTTACAATGGCTGTTTTCGTTGAAGCATTTAAACAAATATCTGAATCCATTGTCTTTTAGATAGAGCATCTTCCGACAACTATAAACAAAGATAAATCTATCTCTGATACTTTTGTTAAATTCTTCTTGTGTCTGATTTTTCATTTCTTAACTCCTTCTATCTGTTGTGGCAGATTTCTGCGGAAACTGTTCTGTTTTACTTTGTTCCCATATCCGCAGATTTCTGCGGACTTGAAATACTACGATTAGAATTGGATTCACTAACTGTTTTAGAAATATTTTCTTTTGCCTTTAATTCTTAAATTGACAAATTGAATATGTATTGCGTTTATATTCGGCGGCTGTAACTATTCCGCTGTAACTTTTAAGGTTATATTTTTGCACATTATATTTTCGCTGCAATTTCCTATGCAATGTAAATTGGCAGGAAATATCTAATCCACTGTTATTTATAAATGGATGATTGCTGTACAAATAGCCGTTACTGTCAATACTGATTTTTGCGTTAATAGTATTACAGCTACAATAATTATCCCAATATGACC